TCAGTTCAAAACATATCCGATATATCGAAAGTATTTACCGATTTCAGCCAGTCGTTTACAATTCCCGCGTCAACAATTAATAATAAAATATTTGAACACTATTATAATTCAGATGTTAACGGGGTAATAAATCATAATTTAAGACGTAAAGCTTGGATAGAAATTGATTTAATACCATTTAGAAAAGGAAAACTACAATTAGAAAAGGCAAATTTAAAAGACGGTAAACCCTATAATTATTCAGTAACCTTTTACGGGGATATACGAACTTTAAAAGACGCGTTCGGGGATTTAAAACTAAGCAATTTAGATTATTCAGCATTTTCATTTTTATATTCAGCGGCTGAAATTCAGAACAGAATAGAAAACTATGTAGACTATGATGTAAAATTTCCTTTAATATCTAGTTCCAGGTTATGGCAATATAACGAACCAACAACGCCCCTAGATAATATAGATACTATTGCGGGGGCAATTAGCTATACAGAATTATACCCCGCGCTTAGAATAAGTAAGATATTTGAATTAATTGAAAGTACATTCGGGGTTACATTCACGGGGTTATTTTTAGATAATATAAAATTTACTAAAGCATTTTTGTACTGTAAAAACAAAGAAGCGTTTAAACTATTAACAGACGCGCAAACATTAGATTTATCTTCTATGTGGGGGGATTCTTTCCCTTATGAGCCGTTTAATTTAGTAAATGATACTTTGACCCTACAATATAGAGACGATATATATAATACGTTGGGCGGCGTTGGTATTAATTCAGTTCAAAAACATTCTGTTTCAATTAACGTTGTTGTAAATAATGCGACCATAGTATATTTTGTTGACTTGTATAAAAACGGCAACTTTTTAATGACCTATTCTAATACGGGGAATAGTTCGGGAACTGTATATACGGTTGACGATTCAATAGGTTTAAATGAAGTTATTACTTTTAAAATACGTTCCGAGAATGTTATAAATTTAACGGTCACAATAGATTATCTTTTTGAAGTTGTTTATCAGTTAGACGATGGCACGGGAACGTTACAAAATTATTCTTATAATTCATTAGATCACGCATTAAGCGCAACCCAAACATTAACGGCTAATTTGAATTTAGCTAATTATATGCCCGATATAAAGCTTGAAGATTTTTTCAGGGGAATACTTCAGGAATTTAATTTGACTTGTTACGGTTTAGCGGATAATACATATCAAATAGAACCCCTAGAAGATTGGTACAATAAAGGTACGGTTTACGATATTAGTAAATATACAACTATTGAAAATATAGATATAGAAAGAATAAAATTATATAAAAGAATTTCGTTTGAATACCAACAATCGCAATCTTTTATGAATAAACAATTTAAAACTTTCTTTGAACGTGAATACGGGGATATGTTTATTGATTTTCCTTATGACGGAGGGGATTTTATTACTAAGCTACCATTTGAGAATTTAATGTTTAATAAGTTTACGAATACAGATATTCAGGTGGGGTATTGTTTA